GCAAAATCACCAGACTTTTCACCCATCAGAAACGAAATATAGACAGGATCTCCACCAGCTTCTGCTATCTTTTGTGCTTCATTTAGCTTTGCACTTGTGGCTGGTCTAGCCCCAGCATAACCGTGCAATGGATTGTCCACATCGATGTATTGAAAACCAGCTAGGCTTTCTACTGGGGTATCGAAAACCTCACCGCCTACCGACAAAACATTATGGCGTCCCGTATTGTCACCAACAATTGCTAAGAGTGTTGACCCTTCAAGCTGATCAATATCTATTTGCGTTGGTTTTTTTAACTCACCTGTACCCCTAATTATGCTTTCATGGTTTTGCAAAGCTATGTTTTTTTGACTTTTAACATTAGTCACGTTGGACATTGGAGCTAATGGTTCACTTCCCATAAATTCTGGGGCTGTAGGCTGACCTTGTAATGCTTGGAATATCTTTTCACCCTCACGGGTTTCTGTTTTTGGTTTTATCCTAACATTACCTAAGTTCATTCCTACTGTGCTGGGATCTACCTCAATACGACTAGCAACATCAAACAGTGATCTAGCACCTGAAGAAATTCCTCTTGCAGCCAAGTCACCAGCATACGGCACAGCACCAACCGCTGTAGCTAAACCCAACGCACCAGCTAATGGATAGTTGGGTTCTTCACTTGTAAGCTCTTGAGCAACGTCAGCCACACCAGCAAAGTCACCAATTACTGGCATAAAGTCACCGTAGTCTTTTAAAAATTGCACAGAAAATGGAGTTTGATTTCTATTTCTTGCTAAGAAACTATTTTGGTAAATATCAGTATAGCCACCTGAAGGGGGTTGCCTGAGTTTTTGTCTAGTCGCTTCACGTTCTTCTGGGGTTCCAAAAACTGTTTCAAACATACTGCCAGCAAAGTTACCCAGTTCTTCCCGACGTTCTCTGGCTGGCAATGTTAAAAATTCTAAGAAGTTCATGCTCTACAATTCCATGCTTTACGTGACCAGTAGTTTGCTGAGAGCTTGCTGTTCTTTCCTTTTATGCCACCGCTCCTAGCACAATAAGCTTTTTTAGCCTTGGGCTGGTCCTTTTTGATGCTCATGTTTGGATCACCGAAATTAACCTTTTTGACTGTGTTACCTTCGACTGCTAACACTTCGAACTTTTTAGGGCCACCCCTTCTTGGAGTATTAATCTTTTTAAATCCGTGCCGCTTTTTTGCAGCCGCAATTTTTTCAGCCCTAGTTCTTGCCATTACTTCATTAGACCCACACGCTTATATCGCTTGCGCTCACCTTGATCGACACCACCTAAGAAATCAATAAGGTTAGCCATAGCACTGACAGTACCACCACCCATCTTAGGACCGCCAGAGAATTGTGGACCACCGCCATCACTCATATCTGTAGCATCACGATAGCCGATATTAGCACGATCTACTATAAACTGACCTTGTTCATTTGTTTCCCTAGCCATACCCATAGGACGAACTTTAGCAACGTTTAGAACATTTGATAGTGGCCCGCCAGCAAAGAAGGTGTCGGTTGTATTCATACCACCACCATTAAAAGCATCTTCAAGAAAACCAACATAACGACCTTCGTTGTTGTAGTACCCATAACTACCGTCATTATTAAATTGTGATTGAGCCATTGCCAAAGCTTCAGCCCCCTCATTTGTATTGGGATTAATATCAGGACGCCCACCTTTACCACCGCCCCCGCTTCTGGCTACTGGCTGTGCTTGCGCTCCAACATTACGGCCACGATTAAATCGTTCGTTAAAGTCAGCTTCTTCTTCTTCAGTCATTTTGACGACTTGACCGTCTTTGATGTAAGAGGCCATTACTTTTTCTTCCCGCCCTTTTTCTTACCTTTACCGTAATGCATTGTTAACTCCTTTTCTTTTTGATGTCAGCTTAACACACTAAGCTATGCCGCGCAAATTCCTTCTTAACGGCTCTCTATATTCTGGGAGTGGATTGTACCCGATAGCCATGTAACGCCAGCTATCAGCACCATGTGAAGTCCAATCATGCAACGGTCTAGCTCTCCACGATTTATTTTTTTCATCGAAGTCCCGCCTGTATTGCCTTAGAGTTTCAATGCCACGCCCGCAATTTTTTTCATCAAACCAACATCGCGCCAACATGGATCTAGCTGCTTGAATGCCATCCTCAATTTGCAACTTTGGAGCTATTGTCACGTTTTTAATTCCTAGCGCATCAAGTGTTTCAAGTCGGCTTTTACCTGTACCTAATTCTCTTACTCTGGCGTCGTGCGGTAGAATGTGCTGTTCATAGTAATAATCTTTGTCAGCTAAGATCTTTGCATAATGATCTAAACCTACTCCACTGTTTTCATAGTAATCAATCACACGTACTTCCCCAGCCCCGTGAAACTGGCAAAACCATATCGCTGTACTATCGGAAATTCCTAAATCCCAACTTGTTATCACTGACATACTTGGATCGTATGGAACACTGGTTATTCTACCGTCATCCGTTGCCTGTTTCATTTCAACCCCGTAATAAGCTCCCTCAATAGCTGCTTCGAAGGAACACTCAAATTCCTGAAGGTATCTGTTCTCACCCATTGTTTCTTTTGCGTCGGCTAATTCTTCGGGGTCCAAGATATTTGTTTCGGATGCTTTGAACATTGCGCTGAACCACGTTGGATCTGACTTGGCGTGTTGCCACATTTCCCAGAACTCATTCTTACCCTTTGGCGTTCCGATGATGCAGATCTTACCCTTACGATCTACTGTGGCTGGTCTGATAACATTAGGATAAGCCGATGCTGGAAAGTCAGCGTACTCATCGATGCAAACATAATCAAAGTACAGACCACGAATTGCATTATAGTTATCGCCTCCGAACAATCTAAATCGTGAACCGTTATCAAAATCTATTCTTAATTCGCTGTGATTTATTTTGATGTTTGGAATGTCCCGCGTGTATTGAAGCACGTAGTCCCAAGCTACAGCTTTGGCTTGGCTTAAATATGGAGCTATGTATCCGACCCTGACGTTCTCACGATCAAGCTCTAAACATTCTTTGATTAGATCATTGATCACAGCCACAGTCTTACCGAACCGTCTATGCGCCACGATGATTGCAAACCTTTCAGTTCGATCATGGAATGCATCCATTAGCTTACGGGGTTCATAATCCAGTTCGATGTCGTGGTAGACTATTTCTTGGTCTTTCGCCATTGGACCCTCACCACGTGCTGTAGCTCACCCTCTAGATCTGCTTTGACCTGAAGTGGTAAAACCTTACCCATTAAACTTAAATATGCGCTGGGGTTTTCTTTGGCTTGCTCTTCAAGATAAGATACTAATCCTTCTTTACCAAACTTATCGCCCGCCCTTGTAGCTGCCTCTAGAATTGCATCCTTTAACAATCTACTATTTTTGTTAGTGGCCCCCTTTGGTCTGCCCTTACCAGCCGCTGGTGGTTTTCCACTATTTTTCACTATTTTAGTGCTTTGTTCTTTTTCTGTTCTCATAGTACCGTCCGTTGTGGGTGCGTCTATATGTAGTAGAATATATACTAATCACCACAATAAAAAAACCCCCCTAGCTGGAATGAGAAAGGAACGCTAGAGGGGCAAGTTGTTGAGCAATGTGACAGGGAGGTAGACACACTACCCTGTCAAACAGTATCACAATCTAACCATCATTTCTATGCAGCATGGCCTCACGATATGGATCAAGATCGTATTCATCGACCAGCCCCTTTCGCAAAAGGAGATCAGATTGTGATCCGACGATATAACTTTGACACACTGGTTGTCCAGCTTTAATCCTAGCCGCGTTTATTTTAAGTGGATCTGGCTGGTAGCTTTTGTCACCTGTAAGATCTTTGAACTCTGGACGTTTAGGTGCAATCTTTTTAGCCGCTGTGCTTAAATCTTTTTTAGTGGGCCAGCTTCTTGTCTCCAAGTTATCAAATACCGCGTCACTAAAATCTTCCCACCAATCAACGTAGCCGCGTGTGGGTGCTAGTTTAATTATCGCACCACAAAGGTACTCAGCTTCCTCTTTCATCGCTTCTGGGTTGCCTGAGACAGCCCGTGGAGCATTTAAACGCCCCAACATCTTTAGCATCAATTGCTTTAGTTCTTCATTCCTAGACATTTCTCATTCCTTCCCTGTCTTTGATCAAATCATTTAAAACCTGATGTTGCAAGTTTTCTTTTGGCACTTCGATCTCATCATTCCATCGTTCTTGGTTTAGCCATGTGGCAGCGTGTGGAATAAACTTTTGATCCTTACCTTTGCATACCTCAGAAAACAATTCTACTTTTTGGATTAGTTCACCACCCTCTATTTTTGTCAGTGCTTTAGCAAAAACTTTTTCAGCTTGGGCCTTGCCTATCTTTCTAGGATAGAGGCTCCAGAACTCTTTGAAAAAATCTATAACTTCATCAATCGATCTTACAAATACTACTTCATTACTTCCAAGGTTACTACTTCCTTGGTTAGTGTCGTGTTTTGCAACTAGGGGTGGTTGCATTTTACCACTAGGGCTAGTTGTATTTTGCGACTTGGGTTCAGCTAAATTTAAAATGTAAGAATTTGAGGTATAGCCCCCGTCTTTTCTTACTTCCTTTTTCTTCCTGACGTAGCCGTGGACCATCAAAAAATCTATGTGTCGGATAACTGTAGTCTTATCCATTTCGCAACACTCAGCCAATCTAGTCAGGCTGGGGAAGCATTTATTCGTTTCGCCATTGTGATGATCTGCAAGCCAATATAAAACAATTTTAGTGGCTGGCTTTAATCCCTGTTGTTTCATGGCTAAAGCTGTCATATAATGGGACATGAGAATACTCCTTACATTGTTCTCAATTCTTTTATCTCTCAAGCCCCCAGTTCACGCTGGGGGTTTTACTATTCACCAGTATCCGCTTGCATCAAATAATCTGATAAAGCCTTTACAGTATCATAACTGACGTTCCCCGTGTTGTCACGGACGCGATAGAAAGTATGTCGGGATAATCCCGTGGCATCACATACCTTCGATGCTTGCCTATCCTGTATGGCGTTTCGCACATACCTTAAATTGTACATCATTCCAGCATTAAGCATAATATCTCCTTTAATTTTTTTTGCTGTTAGGGTTGTATATAAGATACAAATAATATATATGCAAGAGACATCAAGTATAAGGAGTGAGAAAGTTGAATAATAAATTTAATCTAAAGATGCAGTTAGTAATAAGGACTGCCCTTTTTAATGTAATGACTGAAAGGAATATCATGCCTTTGGACAGTCATTCGATCCATAACGCAATCGTTAATGCTATGGAAAATCATAATAAGGATCAGGATGCAGATATGCATTTCTTTAATAAGCACAAAGAGAAAAAATCTGGAAAGGAGATTGCGTAATGGTTAGTAAGAAAACATCAGTGTGGGAGACACTGTCTAAAATAAATGTTTCTGAACGTGTCGAAAAGAAATATTTCAAAAACAAAAAAACTGGTAGAGAATATGGTCTGTCATATTTGTCGTGGGCTTGGGCTTGGGCCGAAGTTAAAAAGCGGTATCCAACTGCATCATATGAAATACACGACGATATATTCTTTCCTGACAATACTGTCGAAACCAGAGTAAGCGTCACCATTGAGGATCAGACCCACATGATGTGGCTACCTGTAATGGACTTCAAGAACGACGCCAAAGTTAACCCGACATCCAGAGAAGTAAGTGACACCCGAATGCGTTGCCTGACTAAAGCTATCGCAATGCACGGGATGGGTCACTACATCTACGCGGGCGAAGAGTTACCCGAAGGTCAACTGACTGAACAGGAAGCTCAGACCCACAACCCAAACCTAAACATGAGCCACGAAGAGAAAGCTGAAATGTGGCTTGAGTTTTTTCACGACGATACTGTCGATGCAACTAAGTTTGCAGAAAACGACAGAAAATTTCAACGGTGGTTCACAAGGGCTGATGAACTAACCCCAGCGTTACGTGAGCGCATCAACGAAGCCTACTTAACCAAAAAAACGGAGCTAATGTTATGAAAGCTATTACAATTGCAGGGCGTACAGGCAGAGACTGTGAAGTTCAATCGCACGAAGGAAGGGAGTTTATTACCTTTTCTGTCGCGGTTGAAACGTATGATCGAAAAACAAAACAAAAAGGAGTGATGTTTTTTGATTGCACTTACAATCGCACGGGGCTGGCACAATGGATGAAAAAGGGAACATCAGTGTGTGTCGTTGGAGACTTCGAAGCGGAAGAATATAACGGTAAAACTTATTTGAAAGTTCGCGCTAATTCTGTCACCCTTTTGGGTAGTATCGTTAAAGAAGAAATGACTGTGCCTGAAGCAGCCGCACGGGTAGCTGAACAGGAGCGTATGCGATACGAAAACAAAGAAGCTATCGAAGTCGATTATTCTAGGGATGCTACACCCCCGCCACAGCATGAGAATACAACGTCCCAAGACATGGACGATGAGATACCCTTTTGATGGCTATCAATTTGCAAATGGAACTAAGTGATGGGCGACTACAGCCCGTCACAAAATACGACGCAGAACGCATGGAAGATTTTCCCGAAGGTCAACTGTTTAATTTAAAAGCAGCGGGAAAGAGATCCAACCCCCACCATAATTTGTATTGGTCCACGCTTCGAAATGTGGCCCGTGATACAGGGAAGTGGCCTACAGAGCATCACCTACACGATGAATTAAAGATTGCTTGTGGCTACGTGCGTATCAAGTTGTCTGGACTGAACGGGGAGCTAGTCAACATCCCTGACAGTATCCGCTTCGATAAAATGACCCAACAAGAATTTACGAAATACTTTGAGCTTGCCATGCAGAAACTTGCAGAAGGAATTGGATATGACCCTTTACGTGAATAAGAGTGATCAAGAACATGAAGAACGTGTTCTCAAATTTTTAGAGAAAAAATGGAAATGTGAAAGCGTGAGATCTCTGGAAAAGAAAGCCAGCTTCGATGGGTTCCTACATCGGGACGGTAGACCCACAGCCCTAGTAGAAATCCGTCGATTGAATTGCTACTCCAATAGTTTCCCTGATGCCATGATTAGTTACACCAAAATTCAAAACTGGCAGACGCTGTATCCTGTTTTAAATTTGCCGTGCTTGTTTGTAGTCAACTGGCTGGATCAAGTTCGATACGCCAACATCGAAGATATAATCGCACATAGGGACATCAGGGTTAGCCCGATAAGTAAGAACAGGCGCAACCCAGAAAGTGATAGGGAGATTGTTTTCTACTACCCCGTAAAAGAATTTAAACTGCTTGCTATTGATCTGGAAGCTGAGATCATGCACGATCCAAACAAAATTGATAAGTACGATCCGTGAGTAATTTGAGCAACAAGCCACCGCTTGGATTAAAAAAATCAAAGGACAAAAAGGATGAAAAATTCCTACAGAAAATCCGTGAATTACCATGTTGCGTTTGCAAACGGTTTGGGATGGTTCAACGATCCCCAACTACAGCGCATCACCCGATACACGACAGGTTCTCATCCAGAAAAGTTTCAGACCGACTTGCTATTCCGCTATGTGATGACCACCACCAACAGCTTTGGGGAACCGACAAATCTAAACTGGCGATACACAAAAGTCCTTTGAAATGGCGTGAAGCTTACGGACCCGACTATTCCTATTCTTTGACTTCATCCGTCCAAGAAACCGACACGTAGAGGGCTGGACCGCGCTCTGGGTGGCAGAAACGTTTCTGTGCCTTGATGGACACAATTTGTTTATCATCCGCATAGACGGTGTGTATAAGCCCGTCTGCAACGCATTTGACGATATTATCTAAGTCAGGGGTAGATGTGTGAGAAATAGCCCCATATTCAGCTTCTAATCTTTTTACTTTGGGCCACGATTTGGGGATCTCCATGAATGCTACAATCTCCAGAACCACGGGACGTTCTGTTTGATCAACATTCTGTTTGACCATCTGCCCCCAAGCAGCCGCGTGTAACCTTCGCTCATATTCTTTTGTTTTATGCGGGGTGTACGCATGGCCCGTTTTAGTGAACCGTGGACGCCCTTTACCAACAGGCTGACCCGACAGTTCGATCTCTACTTTTGTTAGTTCGATCACACGATCTCCTTAGATTTGTGTAAAAACTGCACTCAGTCGTTACATTTTTTTTAATTATTTACAATTTTTTTTCTATCCCCCCCTTGTATGTCTCACAAAAATGATTATATGTATATTATAAGAAACAAAAAGGGATTTTTATGGAACAGCTTGTAATCGAAAATAACGGGGATGCATTAACAGTGGCTCTTGTTTTAGCTGTAACAGCACCAACAGACGAACAGTCAAAAGAAGCGGAAAGGATGGCACAACAGATAGCTTCAGGAATGACTGCTAAAGAAGTGGACCTCAGTAAGAAAGCTGCTGAAGTCGTATTGGAAACTCAACAGGGGGGCTAGTCCCCCCAGAAAGGAGCCTAACAATGGCAAACAAATATGCAATCAAAGTGACTGAGATCACTACTGACCGTGCCTCTGGTAACGTGGCAATGACCTCTGGTTGGGTTGTAAAATTTGATCAGGAGAATGACTTTCTGATTACATCCACAAAGTTTTGGGTGGACTACGATTTTGGTGTAGCGGTTTTCGATACAGTCGATGAAATCGAAAAAGCAATCGATGAGTTGCCAGTACGACGCTGTGGAGCCAATAACTCAAGCTACGAATATGAAATCAACGGTGTGAATACTTGGTCTTAGCACTGTTCAACAGGGGGGCGTGTCCCCCCAGAAAGGAGATCTCACATGAGATTATATACTAATAAATCTGGGGCATGGTTTGGGACACAAGCTGAAGCCCGTAAAGGTTCACCCAGAAACTGGGTTGAAGTTGATGTGCCTACATCCAAACAGGATCTCATCAACTGGCTGAATGCTAATCAAGTGGGTGGTGGTTATGACCAGCCCGTGGAAAGTGTCGTGGTTGCACCTTATGACCCTGACGCACCAGCGGGTCCATATGAGCCATCACATGAAAAGCTTAACAAGCTGTCAGCAAGCTGGGTGTCATGGGCATTGGATAAGCTGGTCATGGGCGAAAAAGCTAAAGCAATCGAAATGCTAAAGCTTGGACTAAAAGCACAGAGGGGTGTGGGTCAATGACCCGCGCTCAAATCATCGGGGCCATCGGTAACCCTCACCTACAATTGTACAGGGGGGACGGTTATTTCTACTTCACTTACGACAACGGCAAGGAAGGGGATGAAATGGTTTACCAAGATCACAGTGTCTACGTCTACAGGTTAAATCATCTGTCATATGATCAGTGGATTGCTGAAGGATTAAATTTTTTAAAAAAAGTTCTATGTAATACTTGAATGTCTGATAAAAGTACCTATATGTATATTATAGGAAACAGAAAGGAATTTTTAAAATGAGAAGATGGGGTCAATACGCAACTTACACTGGACAAACACCAGATGAGTTAAGAGAAAAATTTTCTAAAACATATTTTCGTGAGGACGGTGCTGTTGCTTGGAAGTCTAATGGCAGAGTACCTTTTGAGGATATGCTTACTGATTGGCAAGAACTTGGATTAATAGAGGGCAATGGTTTCGTTAGCTTTTGCCTTATGAAAAAAAGCTTCGATGATAAACGGGCTATCCAAGAATATAAAGAAGCTATGGCTAATAGAACGCCAGAACAAATTGCTGAAGAAAGAGCAATGGCAAGGGCAGCTTTCGGTGACGGAGTAGAGATCACCAACATCTTTACAGGCGAAACATTTTAATCAACAGGGGGCTACGGCCCCCACCCACCCAGCAAATTAGAGAAAGGATTTGCTCATGAAAAACTTAAACATCAAACCAGTGCTTCACGTAAAAGGCGATAAGAACCGATACTGTGGCCCGTCAGTAATCAGTGCCATCACTGGTATCAATACAGGCGAAGCTGCACGGTTGATCCGTCACGTTGGTGGACGCAGATCAGTCAAGGGTTCGTATACTTACGAAGTCAAAGAAGCACTTGAAATGTGCGGGATTAGATCTCAATGGGAACATTTTGGTTTGCAACTTAGCGGTAGCAATCGGGGTCCGACATTAGCCGCTTGGCTTCGACACACTAAAAAGGAACGCACAGCTAAACGTGTATTCTTGATTATAGCTGGCAACCATTACCAGTTAGTTCAGGGGCGTCGCATTGTGTGCGGGATACTTGGGGAGCCGACATCGATCCGTAGTAAAAGCGTCAAGCGTCGCGCCCGTGTATCAGGCTGTTATGAGCTTCACAGCATGGGTAAGATCTGCAAGCCACCTGAAGCCATCAAGCCTAAGAAGTCGGCTAGTCCAGCAGCTTCTGATTATCGTGAAGCCCAGCGCATGGCTAAAGCTATGAACATCACCATCGAACTTGATAGGCTTGGCGGTGAGATCCAGAAGTGGGTCACGGGTTATGATGACATCGATGCCAATGGTGAGAACATCGACTTCGTTGATATCGGGGTTCTTGAATACCATTGCTGTTATGAGTGGTGGGAAGTTTGCGACGCCCTCAATTCAATAGCCGAATACAGAAAGGAGCATGGCTACAATAGAGCAATAACTATCCCCGCTTAATTGCGGGGGTAACCCCCCCTGAAAAAAAATAAAATAATTTTCTTGACAAAGCTTGCAATGTATCACGAAAGCACCTATATGTATTATATGTTAGTGAGAAAGGAAAAAATTATGATAAACGATTGGTCAGATCTAGAGGATGAAAGCTTCATTAAAACTTTGAATGATCCTACATCTGAAGTAGACAACCGTGAGAAATTTCCATGCGGTCAGTGTGCTGGTACAGGTAACTGGAAGGGTGGCGTTAACCGTGATGGCAAAAAGAAATGCTTTGCTTGTAACGGTAAAGGTTACTTCTATAGCAGCTACGCAGATCGATTGAAGAAGCGTCAGCAAGCTGCAAAGCGTAAAGCTGATCTGAAGCAAGCTGAACGTGAGGCATTCAATGCGGGTCATCAGGAGCTAGTCGAAGCCCTCACACGTATGCAGTGGCATAACATTGCACAGTCACTTCTATCAAACCTTAACGCTTACGGTTCATTGACTGAGAAGCAAGTCGCATTGGCTCACAAAATTGTAGACGCCCAAGCTGCACGGGAAGCTGCACGGGATGCTGCACCCAAGCCAGAAGTAGATCTTTCCCGCGTAAAGGATCTTTTCGAAACAGCTAATAAGTCAGGTATCAAATCACCAAAGCTTCGATTAGCTGGCATGGTTTTGTCACAAGCCAAAGCTCACAGCAAAAATGCTGGTGCGATATATGTGAAAGCTGGATCTAGCTTTGAGAGTGAGTATTACGGGAAGGTACTTAATGGTCAGTTCCATAAGATGCGTACAGCCCCTGACAGCGTCACTGAGGCACTACAAGGGCTTGCTTCTGACCCTACAGCCACAGCGGTAGCTTACGGGCGTGAGACAGGCGTATGTTCATGCTGTGGACGTACACTCACAGATCCTGAAAGCATCGCACGTGGGATCGGTCCAATATGCGCGGATAACTGGGGGCTGTAATGGCCCCTAAACTTTTTTCTTGCAAAAGCTTGAATGTCTGATAAAAGATACTATATGTATTATAGGTTAAAGAGAAAGGAACCTAAAATGTTAGATCAAATTAATAAAGCGTTCGCAGAACTAGATGAAAAAATGCACGTTTCTGCTGTTGAGTTCGTTAAGGATAAAAAAGAAAATTATGCAAGATTGTACGATGAGAAAAGTGCAGAGCTTAGAGAAAAAGTTTCTAAAGGAGAACTACATCCTAGAGCGCAGTATGCAAGACTTTGGGATTGGGAACTAAGCTATTTTGGCTCACAAGCAATGATGAACATAATTAAACATCGTTCAATGCAAGACAGCTTAGATATGGCTTACAAAAATGTTCAAGGTAAAATTGACCGACGTAATGCACAGATCACAAACGCATTGAAGAAAAAAGAAGTTACTGAAATCCCAGAGTTTGAATTGGTTGAATACTCAAATGGCTTGGAAGGTTTCTTCGATGTAGCTGGTCACAAGGTACATATCAGAACAATCTTAGCTGGCGGTTATAACATTCAGTGCCTACACGCCAGAACTTTAATCAACATCAAGTAATTAATCGGGGGCTTCGGCCCCCAGAAAGGATTTTCAATTGGCAACTTTTTCCGCTGACGCAATGTTGGATTTCATGCTTGAGGGTAACGTGGTTTCCCTTTTGGAAATGATGTCAATGTTTGGGGTTTGCAACCCAGCCGCTGAACTAACCAAGATCCGCAAGGATGGTTGGATCATCGAAAGTAGGCGTGTGCCTATGACTAAAATAATGGTACGCATGAATAAGTACATGCAGTTCACACCACCCAAGCAACTCCCTCACAAGGAATGCTTGATGATGGAATACTGGATAAGCAAATGAGTTACGCTTGTCCCATATGCCGCGACACTAAGCGGATCACACACACCTTCAGGACTGAACACTTTGGTCCTGAACATCGAATGCATGAGGTATGCCGCTGTGACACCAGCATGACTGATTATGATCATCAGGTTATCACGGGGGCAATGGATGCCAATTGCATTTACAATACGCCAGAAGAAAACGCAGAACTACTGGAGCGTTTATTCGAAGGCAAATGTCAGACTACCAAATTAGAATACGGTAGACGTTACAACATACCTGTTGAGAAAGGGATCTAAAAATGGGTGAAAAAAAATATACTTTTTACGATAGCTTTGAGAAAAGAAGCATCACTGATGTCGAAATCGAAGTCATGAATAAAGCTAGGAAGGAACTCCATAAGCGTGGATACATTCCTATCGAATATCAGCTTACGTTTTTATCAAGCTGGGGTGGGCCACGCATTCAGAAGTTTAGCATTGTTGCTGACTGTGCTGGTGGTCCAGAACGTGGGCTGGATAGATTGTTCCGTATTTGGATAGAATATAAAATTTCTCCAGTTTCAACAAAATCTGTGTTAGATTTGTTTCACATAACAGAAAGAATTTCGAACGATAACACGGGGCAAGTTTATTATAAGGATGAGAATAACACTTATGATGACAGAGGTATAAGGACCAAAGTCCATGAAGATTGATTGGGAAGAATGGACCATTGCAGCTTTGGTGTTGATGATGGTTATTATCTGGATACTTGGCGTTAGCTGGGGTTACTTCTGATGATGGGGTTAAATCCAGAGCAACAACAGACGTTAAAATATTTGCGTCAGCAAGTTGATCGATTGTCGGAAGAACGGTTTCGTAACGATGCCCGTCCAACAGTTAACTCAGAATATCATTATGCACGATTGGAGCTAACACGATACACGGCATCACTCAGGAAGAAAGGACACAATATCTGATGGTAAATGTAATTGATGTAGACATTTCGTTTGACAATTTTAAGCAGACATTTGGGAGAACTCCAACTGAACAAGAATTGTCGATGCTAATGAAACTGCAAGATAAAAAAAATAAAGCTAAAAAAGAGATAGAGCGACGCAGAGCATTGGGGATGGCAGAACCTAAACAAAAGGAGCCAATGAGAAAACCCCTAATATCAGTTTCCCCGCGTGGTATGATGATAAACAAGATGCTGAAGTATGGCTTAGAGCCAATGCAGATAGCTGATGTTCTTAATACTACTTTTGAAAAGGTCATTAACATGATGACCCGATACAGGCTACCACGAAAAAATGTCAGGTTAGTTAAGCCAACTGATTACAAATAATGTTTCACGTGAAACAATCGTGTGGGTGGTAAATTCAATGTTTCAAGTGAGAGCAAGAAACAGGACACCGAAAGAACACCACCCAACACAACTTTTCTATCAGAAATTTTTTAGTCCATCAATTCAAAATGAGGCATATCGTTAAAACCTCTGCGCCCTTGAGAACGTCGAAGGTCATGGTATGCTTTCCAACATGATTTCATGTCACCATCCCAATCACCACAATTGTAAGGATAGGGATGCTCTGGAACGGCCCATGCAGCCCCCCAGCACAATTTGATCCCAAGTTTTTTAGATGCTTCAGCCATTGCATCAGCAATCGGAAAGTATGCGTTTTCTTCCCAGCGTATGCCAGTGACAGGATCGTATGCGCCCAGATCCACAGCCTTACCTTCTAGATGTTTACTTTTCATCGTTTGGCTATTGCCAGCCTTGACTAACTCTGCCTGACGTTCTTTGGTTCGTAAACCTTCCAGCACTGTGAAATCATTTTTTGACAGTGTGATTGCCAGTTTAACGATTTCAACCATGCGCTCATCGACGCCCTCTAATCTTTCAAGACTTCTTTTACCTAATTTAAAACTCATTTTTTTGTATCCGTTTTGTTTAATTTGTCGAATGATCTAGCTCCAGCCATGCCAAGCATTCCTAAAAGTAAAGGCATCATAACTGACATGTCAGCTTGCGGAACAATAACACCGAACCCAGCGCATATTGGGCTGACGATGTAATTCACACCTAACCCTATTCCCCCCAGCCATCCTATGAGTGGACGCCACGACGATTGGAACCAATTGCCCTTGGCGTCACTTTTAAGTATTTCTAGCTGGGCTAGTGCAAGCTCCTGACTGTGCTTGTCAGCCATTGTAGCGACCTCATGGGCTAGTTTAGCAGCCTGATCCTTATCAGGTATCACCTTATCAAGAATGCCACTTACAGGGCCAATCAGCTTGTCTATCATTGGTTTTTCTCCCTAATACTATTAAACCCAAAATAGCCTACAACTACTCCACTAGCCGCCAAAACGTATAGGCTGGCAATGTCTGTAATGAGTGATGCTGCTGTTTCGAAACCTAATACTGAAGCCAAAAGAATTATAAAGGGATACAACAGCATTCCCGCGCAGCAAGCTTTCACTAACAATCGCTCTGTATTTCTTTTTTCATCTGCATCGGCAATCTTTAATTTTCGATCTTCAACTTCTAACGCCAAAAATTCTTTTTTACTTAAATTGCCATTATTATCTTTGTCTAACTTTTCAAATTCAGTCATTCAAAAAACCCCTTGCAACTCTAAGGTCACTTGTCTGTATAACAACTTTACCATTTTTTGTATACACTACAAACCTATTTTGCTTCACCTCTACTATCGTCATCTAATAATGCTATACACTCAATAATCATGTCGTTGGCAGTGACTAAGACATTAGCCTTGTCACGTTCTACTAAACAAGTTTCCTTATCTGTGTAAGTGTCCAGCAAATAATATTGCAAATGATCTGTCCTCACAAAGTGAAACCAAACTAACGCATAAGCTACCAAGGCCAGTAATCCCAAGCATTTACCCAACCTTTATGGTGCAACCATGCCGTAGAGCCAATGAAAGAGGCCGTGATGAGCAAAATGATAGATGTAAGGGTAAGTGCCAAATCAGCCCTTTCCTGTGCCTCACGCTTCGCTAGACGCTCTGCTTCACGCTTTTCTGCTAAAACTTCCCTTCGGATCTTCAATAAAGTGTTCCAATGGGACGGACCCAACCCCGATTGCCTTACGTCACACACCCACTCTTTAAGCTGCTGTTCAGCTTCAGCGGCTTGGATCTCAGCGGCCCACCTTGAATATGCCTCACTTTTTACGTCTTTAGTAGTGACACCTTTTTTTTGTAATCGCTTTTTTGCGTTATCCGTAGCATCGAAAAAATTACCGATTTCTTTGCTCAAGGAAGCCAAAGACTTGCCCGCCGTAACGCCTAATTTGATTGACGATAATAAACTAATAGGATCGATTTTTACCTCCCATCAGAGTTCATGGGGCGTCTTGTAAGATATTCCATTGTGTTTTCTAGCGTCTTAATTCTAGCTTGCAATTTAATGATTTGATTGAATTGAAGAAGGAAACCTTCTTGGGTTTCGAACACATCTTCAAATTCTAAGTTAATTTGCCCCTCAAGATCGTCAATGGCGTCATATATTTCTTCAATAGTTTCACCACCATCTTCCTCCACCTCAATTATATATTCTATGATTTCTTCTATCTGTTCTGTGTTATGTTCTACATCCCTGATTAAATTAGTTTTATCAGCTTGGTTATTCTGTATATTTAAAATTTCCACTTCTGACTGTAATGCTTCAATAATAGACGCTTGATTTGAGGCATACCAAATGGAACCTCCAGCCGCACTCAGTATGGCAATAGAGAATGTGCCAGCGGTCAGGATATTTACCTTGGGCAGTTCCATCAGTAACCGTTAGCTATGAGCTTGCTAAACTCACCAGAAGTAAGTTTCTTTTTGACGTACTCATTAAACTCTTGACTACCTAATTTAGCACCACATTCTTTCATCCACATTTCAATCACGACAAACGGAACTGACCCAACGTGCCTCATGTCAGATTTACGGTTGTGTCCTTCTATGTTGCGCTCTTTATTCCAATCTAAAATGCGCTGAACATCTTGTTGCCTTTGGATGATAAGCTTACCGTCCTCATCCAAGAAACGTGTCTTAACTTCACCCGCGCTGTTACCACCAATCATTTCTTTTTTGGCCTCCCACGTTTCTTAGCTGGTCCTTTTCCGTCGGCCCAAGCTTCATTGAAATCGGGTGTCGATGGATCATCGCTCTGAAGCTGACCCTTAGAATTTCGCGCTCTCTTTGGAGCTTTAGCTGATCCAGATACTTCCTCTGCAAATCCAGCCTGTAATAAAATCGTTGCTTCTTCATCACTGACTTCAACAGTGTCACCAATCATAGCTGGAGATCCAGCCGCCCAAGGTTTTCTGTCAGTAGTAATTTTTATTTTTTTCATATCTCTCTCCTGTAAAGTGATGGGGCATTTCTGCCCCACCTAATTTTATGATGCGTTGATATCTGCAACGATACCATGTGCTTTTTGCGAAGTTACCTGTAAGCCATATTCACAGCTTATGAGGCGTCTGTCGCTCAGACCTTGCTTGGCTAATGGCTCTTGTTTTGCAGTCTGCAAGTAAGCCACTTCAGCATAGCTTGGGTCAAGTACCAAAACGTCTGGAGTGTAGTCCACGCTAGACACTGTGCGACTACGCATGTGTCTATTCGGAACCACTTGTACCTCAGAAAAATCAGAAATATAAATATCGACCGCAGCGGTCAATTTTTTATTATCTACTTCTTGGAACTTTGTAGCGTTACCAGTGAATGTAGAAATTTTCTGTTTTTGAGCTGGCCCGCACATTACGATTGAAGGGTTAGCTCCGTTCTCCCAACATGATTTTATCACATTTTTAAGGAGAGCTTCCGTTATGGGCCGAAGGGTCCCATCTGTAGCGGCTGCGTTTACAGAACCACTTTCCCCAGAACCTGAAGTTGTACCGTTAGCACCACCAGAACCACGATCTACGTTTGTGGTTAGGTAAGCTGGTAAACCAGCGGTCTGTCTAGCAGTACCTGAAGAACCCGCTGCACTAGGTACGTTCTGTAGAAGCATTGCCTCCATATCACGCTTAAGTTCTTGTAATTTATAGGCAATTTGCTTTGCAGTGGTCTGTGCATTAGAGATACCGTTCACCGCCTGATTGGTTGACGACACCTCAACGACCTTAGTTGAGATCTGGGTATACGACCCTTTTCTCACGGCATTTGTGGGGGCTGTATTCGATAGGCCCGAATCGCCCTCTATAGCCCTATTTGCACTAGTTGCCGCCAGATCTACTTCTGCCCATTCAAAGTAAGTATTATCGACGTTTCTAGAGCCGATTGTACTCATCAGAATAGTTTCCGTAGGGGTTAGAGATGTTAAAGCCTCTTGTAGACTTTCTCTTATTGTTGAGACATCGTATGTCTCATTTGTATTGGCAGTTACAGCCATGATTTTAGTCCTTCTGACAAAAGATTAAGATAGTAACCAGTTAGCAACATCATCTGCGCTTCCTGATTGTTTCATTGCCGCCTTTCTACTATTAGCATTTGAAGCTTTAGCTGCACCTTTGGCACGGGCCGCTGAAGGTTTAACTACGGGTCTGGCTCCCTCAGTCTTTTTATCGACTTTGGTTTTTTTACTAGCCTGTAGTTTTCTCCATTGAACAGCGTCATTTAAGATCATAACCTCTTCCGCTGTTTGTACAGTTCCGATCTGTTCATCGGTTAACTTGTAAAACTGTTTAGCGTTTTTGGACATATCTATCATGAAGTCAGCACGTTTTTTTTCGTCCTTATATTCGGGCATCCACTCAGCCAACCGCATGGCTTGCTGTTCTAGATTTTGCATATGGAGCCGTTCTTGCTCCGCTTTTTCCCGATCTGAGACTAATTTAACTTGCTGATCCCATACTTGACGTTGCTCAACTGCCCGACGATATTCCTCTGCCATCTGAGAATGCCTGAAAGGGTCACTTTGTTTAAGCTCCTCTGGGGGATACTCAGGGATGGTTGGAATATTACCTTGCTGCATCCGCTGCATCATTTGCTGTAGCATCTGGCGTTCTTGGGACGTTTCGCTTTGTAGCTGTTCAAATTCTTTTTTCTGAGTTGCTACGTCACTCATTCCCTTTTGGATATACTTTTGTCCTGAGTAACCCCGTTTCAATTCATCCAAGGTGACTTCACGGTCCTCTCCATCGATCTTGACTTGGTAAAGTTCTTGTTGAACAGTGGGTTCTTCTTCCTCAATATCCTCAACTTCTGTGGTTTCTTCATCGTCGTCAGAAGTTTCGACGACATCTTGATCTTCGGTAACCTCTTCCTCAGTTTCAGTTTCTGTGTCCAGAATTGCCTCAACTGTTTCATCAGTTACTTCATCTTGATTTTTAGGATTTTCCATAATTAGGTTGTCGGCAACATCCATCAAATTGCCCCCTAATGGGTTAGTCGTTTCCACGGTGCTTTCCCTTCCGTTCCATGAGCATCATTGTATCTACATCAGCTTTCAACGAATACTCTATTGCACTTAAAGCCCTGAGCATGGCGTGAGCATCCTCACGTTTTTCCACCTCTGAGGCACTACTATTTGCAAAAATACTCATTTGAGTATCCCGCAAATTCTTCATGGTTTCTTGAAACCATTCATTCTCTAATAATGACTTTGAGCGTTTTGCTCTTTGTTCAATATCCACCAGCCATCATTCCCATATTTTTCATTTCTTCATTATGCTGTCTTTCAGCATCTTGTTCTGCTTTGATTGATTGAGTATCAACCGCTGTTCCATATTGACCAAGAACTTTAGCAACCTCAACCGCAAGATCCTGAACCATCTTATCACGTTCTAGATCGTCATCCATACCTAACTTATGCATCTTATACTGATTGTCCATTGCAGCCTTTTGCATTTGAACTTGGGCCTCTGTTTGAGTTTTCATTGCTTCAGCTTGCATAGCCATAGTCATTGGATCTGGCTGTCCTTGCTGTTGTTGCATCATCATCATTTGCTGTTCTTGCTGTTGTTGCATCATTTGCTGTTCCATTTCTGGCGTCATGGGCAGAAAATGCCTGTCAATATTTCTAACGCCACCAATCGCCAGTATATCAGCCATTGTGTTTCTAAGCTGTGAGAGCGTCACAAGGCCGTTCTGAGGGCCGTAAGTCTGATATAACTGTTGTTGCACCCCAAAAGCCATTTGCAGTGCTGACAGACGCTCTGCTTCGCGCCCAGTGCCTATTCCGACATTAACTATTAGGTCCATTTCTGCATTCCACGCCATTGGATCGACAGGAACAAATGAACCGTTCATTCTCATAACTTCTTCTTTGTCAGTGTTTTTGATGTAAAGATCCAGCATCAATTTAAATAATCGACGCATCCCACCTTCAGCCAAGTTTCTAGCGATAACTTCCGCTTGCCCAGCTTGTCCTTCCATCGATGCCGCCACGCTGGTAGCTGTAGCACTCTTGAGAACTTCTGGATCTAAACCTTGCGCCATTTTGCTAACGCCAGTTTTATTATCTACTAGCTGATCAAAATATTGTAAGGCTGGCAATGTTTGAGCCGCTGTAAAAGGTACAGTCATTTCTCCAATGGACTGTAAATTTTTAACGCGAATTACACGACCAATTTCGTTGTTTAAAATATCAGAAATTTCTGCTCCATTTTCGACGACTTGCAGTGCGGGATTGTTCACCAAAGCAGCGTTATCCAATATACCACGAAGCATAGAAGTAGCCGCGTCCTGATCATTAATCACCAAATCAACTAACGATGTCCCAAACATAGCATGGGGTTCTGGATCGACTTCAAACAAAGCATATGGGGGGTGGTCAGCTTCATAGAAGTTAAGCAACTTATAATTTGCTCCAGCACAGATGAATTGGTAAAGCTGGGGAACACCTGTACCCTCAATGTCCAATTCCATATATGCTTGGGTCACCGTTATTTTTTTAGAAGCCGTGCTTGTGTTTTCATCTTCACCTTCATCAGTAGCGTATCCACGACGTTCGAACTCAGCTTCATCATCAGTAACAGAATAATCACCACTATTAATTTCGGATAAATCATCCATTGAAAAGCCCATAGCAAGCAAGTCAGATACCCGCATTTCAGAACTATGGCCCACCACATAAAAGTCATCTATGGATCTGGCATTCCTATCGCAAAACCAATCTTCTGGTGGAACACTTTCCACACACATTTTCCCATCTGGTATTTTGCGTGAGATCTTAACCGCGTGTTGTGGCATTTCAGCTTCAACGCCATCTTCATCAAGTTGCATATACAAGCTTGCCTCATGTTCAAGAACCTCTACGTCATCATCACTAAGCAACAATGCGTATTCATCCTCACTTAAATTTCTGTAAGTATGAATTTCGCTTCTCATTGCATCCATAAAATAGACGTAAGCTACACCCATTTTTTTAACCAACGCATCCTGAAAAACGTCGTTGATAATTCTATACCCGTCCATTTGTTGGAATTTGTAATTGATGAATTGTGTAGCTTGTTCAGCCGCTGCAACGTCCTCTGCGCCTCTAGGAACAAACTCTACTGGCTTGTCACTAGCTAAGAATACACGCTGTAATGAGGGCTTGATGCCACGAACAACTTCCCGACACTTGGTAGCTACGACACTTGATCTTCCCTGTTCATGTTCCAGATCTGTTTCTAAATCAAAATATCTTTGAGCTTTAGTCCTCTGGGGCGTTATCTCAGCCGATATAAAATCTACCGCGTCACTTACTGCTTTGGAAACGATACTTTCAATTTGCGTCTGGTCTAATGGTTCTAATTCCATCTATTTCTCCTATGGTAGTATCGGTAGCAGTCCAAGACCATATCTTGGAAAGTTAGTTTCTTCTGAACGACCAACAGCTTCTGATATTTGTTGCTCAGTAGTTTTTTGATTTGCGCCCTGTAAGTAGAATGCTAATCTTGTAGCTGCAAATTGTCTTTGTTCATTACTTACTTCTAAGCCACGCTGAACGCGGTCCAGAACTCTCAGAACCTCTGTAGCGTCATCTGTTCCAACTCTTGTAAGGGCTTCAGATATTTCGTTAAAGATATTTTGGCGCTGTCGTTCACTGAACTCTTTAGTAAATCCTGTTAGCTCTTGAGTTAATTGCTGTGTCGCCTCTAACGGTTTTCCTTCAAGAAAAGTTCTTATTGGTCCAGCCGCTGTTAAATCGTCTACCATTTTCTGAGTAGATGATCTAATTGCAGTTTTAGAATTTGCAGCTACAGAAGCCCTTGTGCTTGCAGCGGTTTGAACTTCTTCGATCTGTTTAATTAAGGCGTCAGCCCCGTCACCCATTACAGCCCTTATCTTAGCAAGTGCATTGGCAGATCCCGTATCCTTCATGAATTGAGCTAATTGCCTTGAAGCTATGTCGGTATCACTTGGTAAAATTTTAACATCATTTAATGATTTTCGGATTGATTGTTGTAGACCCATACGCAATGCCGCAAGTTGAGCTACTGAAGGATCACTTCCTAAACTTTCCAGAACATCCTCAAGTTCTACTTTGCTTTTTAACAAGTCACGGCCCATTTTAAATGCCGCTTCTTCTTGCAGAACGTCACCACCAAATTGGGTAGCATTTTGATAAACACGGTTGCCATTTACATCTGTGATAGCTTCATTCATTGCGCCTCTAAGCCGCCTGTATAGATTAGAGTATAATCTTGTATCGTCTGTTATTTTACCAAACTCACCCTTACTGTCCTCTGCCAATGCTCCCAACGCTTTCTTAATGTAATCTAATTGCATGACATTTGGTGGATTGCTAAAAGTTATTTCACCGTCGTCACCTATAGTAGCTTTGACTTGCATATTTTTTAGCTTGTCAGCCCTCATTCTGACGTTTGCTCTTCTTACGGCTGTTTCCATAATAGATGGATCTATCGTATCCAAAACTTCTTCTAAGGCTATGCCAGCCTTACTAGCGTAATCAATTGGTGTTGCATAAGCTATATTGTAAGCATCTATTCTTTGAGTACCCTGACGATCTCTTATTATCTTCAATGCTGATTTTGGACCCAGTGTTTGACCACCAAGTTCTTCAGTAAGGGTTTTATCTAAGTTACCTATAACTGTGTCTGCACGTTTAGAGATATTTGTTGAAACCGTTTGCGCTGCCTCTGGACCAGCCGCAGCCGCTGCATCGGTAAGGGCTTGAGCCGCAACACCAGCATCCGCAATCATTCCCTCTTCACCAGCCTTTGAAATATTCTGGATAGCTTTTGATAAATCTCCACCTTGAGTAATAGAGCTTTTGATTACCATTGCCGATGATCGGCTAATTCCTAATGTTGCTGCTATTTGAGCAATATCAGATTTTTTAATCACTTCGGCAACACGATTAAATCCATCACCAATAAATGGCGTACCAGTACCAATAATACCACCAGTGGCAACACCTAAACCAGCACCCTTTATTCCTTCACTTATTCTAAACCCGCTTTCGGCTTCCCCAGCCGATTGTATTCCAGACGTTACACCAGCCGCTGTACCAGACGCTGCACCAGACCTCACAGCTTGCGCCAGCCTACTTCCCCCCCGTACACCAGCACCAAAAAGTCTGAGAAGTTGTGGAAACGCTCCAACAACTGAAGCAGCTTCAAGCGTAGTTACACCCGCTTGTATTAGAAATGTTTCAAGTGGCTTTTCTGAGTTCATTGCCCTGACATATGCGTCGTTAGCCGTTTTGTAATTACCACCAAATAAAGCATCGACAATTTCGTCTGCAAAAGATCCAAGTCCACCAAGCGATACTTGTCGCCCAACGGCTGCACGGGCGGCTGCTGGATTTTCTTGTATAATTGCTTGATCGATCATCGATTGTGAAAGATCTTCGGTTGTAGTTCCGTCATCTATAAATTGATTTATTATTTCGGGATCGCTAGTAGAGTAACCCTGACCAACTAAAAATCTTGTACCATCAACACTTTCCAAGACAACGTCGGCATTTATCCCACCGTCGTTCATGTCTCCTATTTTTCTCACTAAAGGGTTTTTATCTGGACCTATTGCGACGAAGGTTGCTTGGCTTTGATCCATATTATCGAATAAATTATCAGCCTCTGCTTGAGAAGCCGCCTGTATCATAACTATTCTGTCGCTGTTAGGCGCACGGAAAAAATATTTTGATTTTACTTTTTTTTCTTCTTCTGCCATGACCGTATCCTACTATGGAAATGTTATTCTTTCGTTGCCTTGTGGCGTTGTTTCGCTGCTATTACTATTATCGTTTTCCTCTTTTTCTTTTTTCAACCTTTTGCGTTCTTCATTATATGCCTCTGTACCGAAAGCTGGGTTAATGGTCTTTGCTAACGCCTCTAATTGTGCGTCATAAGCAGATAAGAAGTTTTTGCCATCTGCACCAGAAGCAGCTATCAAAAGATCTGTTGCAACTTTTCTTCGTTTTCTTTTTTCTTCTATAGCCGCTTGGCTATCACCGAACACTGGAAAATATTGCCGTTCAGCACTTTCAAATTCGCTTGGAGCGATAGCAGCACCAGATTCACGACGCAGTACAGCATTAACAAAGTCTCTCCTAGCATCATCGAAAATCTGAAAATTTTCTGGCATTAATGCTCTTGAACCAAAATCTTCGAACTTTTTCAAAAATACATTCATAAATTCTGTACCAGCCATTTCATTCTTTGTAATTAAGTCATCAGCTATTTGCATTCTTTTACCAAACAGCATTGCGTTGGCTTGATCTTGTTTTTCTGGTCCAGCCGCTGTTATTTCAAGCTCACCTGTTTTTGTATTATACCTTATACCACCAGAACCCAGATCACTGCCCTTCGATCCATCAAAAAGAACGTCACCTGTTTTTCTATCAACTAAAAATTTACCTACCGTAACAGCGTCACCTTGTGTCATTTTCACGTAAGCTGCATACACTTGCGCTACAGGTACGCCCATTTTCATCATTTCTGCAAATAGTGCGCCATTAGGTTGACTTGCAAACCATTCCGCTGTGAGATTTCTTTTATCTAGTTCAGCCTGACGCAGACCTTGCTCACGAATTGCTTGCCCCTGACCGTAACCACGAAGGATCAAACTATCCATGCCAGCCCCTAATGATTGGAATGGCGTCAAGCCAGTAGCTGGATTACGCTGGTTCATAAACCTATTCATGCCCGTCATTTGACCTTGTGATTGCGGTACTTGCTGATCTGGGCGTCTACCCATAAGTATGTCCATTAATGAAGCCATGCTGTTTACTCCTGACGTATTTCCTGACGATGTCCCTCTAACAACTGGACCTAAAATTTTACTTTCGTTTAATGGCGGTGCTGTATTCGGATAGTTCTTACTGAAGTTTACCAGATCTTTCAGTCTAGATCCACGCCATTGTGCAATACCGTATGCGCCTTGACCGCCACCTTTCGGATTGAACGCGTCTGGCTGCAAATTTTTATAACTTTCTGACATGAGATTACCAATAATCCCAGCGGTCTGAGCATTATCAAATCCCTTACCACCAAAAAACCTAGCCGCCTCTAATACTCTTTCTGATAATTTGGGATTTTCTTTGTTTAGTTCTGTAAAGACTTGATCAGCAAATTTTGTGCGACGCCCTATGTTTGCGCCATCTGCCCGTTCATATAAATTTTCAAAGGCTACTGCATATTCTGTTGGGGTGGAAAAATTACCGCTTTTGAAAGCGTCTAGTGTTTTCTTTTCTTTACCTAAAAGCTCATCATAAAGAAACGCTAGTTGCGTTCCAAAAGGTATATTGAATGTTTGAGCCATTCAGTCATTTATCCCCTTGGCATACTGCTAAGTGTTTGAAAATAATTGAAAATTCCAGGTTGGAAAGAGGTTGTTTGCCCCGCTAAATTAGGTGTTGCAGAAATTGTTCCTATAAGATTGTTTAAGTTTTGGGATGGCTGACCAACGAAACCAGAGAACATACCTTTACCTGAATTAATGAGATCTTGCATCATCTGTTGTTGCATTGCACCTTGTTGCATTTGCTGGTTTTGAATGGCTTGACCATAACCGAATGATTGTTGACCAGCATTTTGCAATCCTGATGCTGATCTAAATGCGTCATTCATCGATTGATTATAACCTTGCTGCCTAAGTCTTGATACTTGATCAAGTGCCTGTTGGTTAAAACCCTTGAGTGCTTCTGCTTCTGCTATTGCTTGCCTAGAGCCTCCAAAAGCTCCCGCCCCTTGTGCTTGCGCTCCAATTTGATTGAGGCCCATTTGGGCTGCGCTACCCACATCCCGCAAAGTAGCATCGACTACTTGCTGGTTGTATGGGTTCATCATGTTCATCGCAGCCGCTGATGGATTTGCGTAAGTTGATAATGCTCCTTGTTGCGCCTGAGAAGCTTGTTGAAACGGATTGACCGTCATGTTTGGATTTGCTGCACCCGCCATTACTTACCCCTTCTACCTCTTGATTGCATTTCTAATGCTACTGGTTGCGCTGTAGGGGCGTTTGCACCCACTGCACCTGTATTTGGATCAATACCAAAACTTGAATAAAATTCTGAAACAGGGGCTGGTAGATTTGCTACTGCCTGATCGTAAACTGGGGCCGCTGAGTACCCCATAGCCCCACCAGCCTGTACAGGGTCTGGCAAGTAATTAGCACCGCCTGTAGTGGGCATACCGAATGCAGATGACATTTGGTCCGTGGATTGAAAAGCCGCATTCTGGAGAGGGCTGAAAGCCGCTACGTCGGGACCCCGATATGCTGCATATGGAGATTGAGCCAAATCTGTACCCATTCCAACACCCTGTTGTAACGCAGTTTCAAAAAATGCTGGTAATGTTTGATCTTTACTTTCTCTACCACCTTTAGCCATCATCGAACTCCTTCATAAAACACACCTGTTGTAGCTTCCAATTTAGCGGGGCAAGTGGTTTTTTCCAACCCATGCGTCCAGCCATCGTTGCAGCGGTGCATCCGTTAGCCGATGCCCAAGCCTTAACGTCGTCATTCATTTCTAGTATTTGGTCTAATTCACCACCAGCTAAGAACACATTCAAAACCTTTTTTCTTGGATATACCACAATTTCAGTGACAATACACCCCCTTGGGCTGGGCCACAATTGCATGGTTCCAAGAGCAATATTTTTTACTATGTCGTCAAATTCATGTGTGCCACCCGTGTATACTAATGCCGCTTCTATCCACGGTCTGCATCTTTCCAAATCATCTGATAAAATAAAGTCTTTTGCCATTTAATATGTAGACAATGCTACCCTCTTCCAAATTGCTGTTGATCCATCGTGTGCAGCGGTGCAGATATAAATATAATTAGTATCCCAAGCTATCATTCCAGCACCATCGCCAGCCGCACCTACGCTAGAGCTAGGAGTGGTTTGCTTCATGGCTACTTGTTTGAATACATTCTGTGCCGAAACAACAGGATAGTTTCTTTCTTCATCCCATAGGAAAATTCCATTATCGGCTGGCACATCATCAGATTGTTTAAAAAACAACTTACCTAAATTTCTGCTAAGAAAAAGATTAAGTTCTCTGCCCCATTGTCGTATGTCTGTGCCTATCACTGGTGGAGTAACTGGCATTATCTACGCCCCCCAGCTTTTGTTTCTAGCCGCATAGTTCCAACGCGCCATGCAGTAGGTTGATCACCTTCAACTCTCATTCGTACTTGTCTCCCAGTAAATCTAACAGAGGTTGGATTGCTTGGATTAAATGGTCCATGAGTTGTTTCTGTGTCGTTTGGATAAAATCTTGTTTTAAATTTTAAGTCTACATCGCCTTGTGTTTTTTCATCTGGAATAACATCAGTTACCTTTGCAACCTGATCTCCACTACCTATTGATACTGGCCCAGTTTCACAAAAAATTGAACCGCTATCATAATTTAATCCTTGTTCATGGTTCCAAACTACAACAGGCTCTATCACGTTTGCAGTGCCTCCCATGCCACTGTGAGCTGTGCAGTAATAATAAAGAGTTGATGGTGTGCTATCTGTTACAGTTATCTCTGTGTAAGCCCCCGCGCTTCCAGCCGAACCTGTTGTAACAACATTTGAACTATAAGCTGAACCGCCTCCATGTGTTCCGTTCGATGTTGTTGAAAATTGCAGTAAATGCCCAATATTTGAATTATCTGATTGATCAAAACGATAAACATTTCCCTTTTTGAGAGTTAACGTAGGAGCCGCACCAGAATGATCTGAAATAAAATATTTATTGCCACCACCACTTGCAGCCACAGTTACATTGTAAGTTATATTTTCAGAATATTCACCACTCAAAACTGGCGTTCTGAATACCCCCCTAGAAACCCCACCAGTTCTTGACAGATTGCCAATTAGCCAATGGTTTTCAAGCATATCAAAAGCAACATATCTATCAATTTCTAAGCTATTTGCAGATGGATAAAACCACCATACTTCGCTAAATTCTGTATTGCTCCAACCCCATATTTTAGATTGTTGGTTTACGTTTATATCGTCAAAAACGTAGTCGTGTACTTCACAAGGCAATTCTCTAACAGTGTTACCATCGAACGCAAAGAAGCCCTTTTGCCCCATCCAAAATGCACCCATGTCAGTATCTACCGCTGACATTCTGGAAACGGCCCCGCAAGAAGTTCCCACCCTTGATGCAGAGTACACATAAGGTGGACCCAAATATCGCATTGCAAAACAGTCTGTATCTGTAATGACTAGTGTCTGACCTCTGGTTTTTAATCCTTGCATTATCTGACCACTAGTTTGGAGAATTATATCTCCAGCTTCATTTGTTGCGGCTGGGGTCCATGTTGTAACATCTTCTTTATCAGAAAATGCCACCTTACGTGGATCTCCACCAGCACCTAAAAGAAAAACAAAACGCTCTTCAGTTACAACAAGACCAAGATTATTGGTTGGAGCGTTAGCTACAGGGGCAGCTACAGTCGATGAACCAAGTTGCCATTCTATTAAAGTTCCAGTGTCATAATGTACACCAACCAAAAACTGACCAAAGTTATCAAGTGACCAACTGGTAGCCTCTGAATAAGTACCCGTTGCGGGTCTCTGAGTGCCAAAGTAACCAGTACCATAAAAGCCGCCTCCAAAACCAAGGTTAAGCCCCGCATCCTCACGCCCCGTTGCCATAGTTGCTGGTGTAATATCAAAAGTTGCACCAGATCCTACCATCGCGGTAAGTTCGTTATGACTTCCAGCCGCAAAGTAAGCCGTTCCGTTTAAACTTTCCCAAGCGTGTGCGCCTCTGATCGGATTAGTACAAAAGCCAGATTTAAAGGTTTGCCATCCACCTATAGGGCGTAAAGAACCATCGCGCCATCGAACTAAACTTCCATCACGCCACCTGTTTGAAGCATCTAAATCAGTGCCGTTTCTGTAAAATCCTGATTTTAAATCTAATGGTACAAGAGGCATATTATTTCCAATGCGCGGCAGATAGTTGCATTATTGCTGACCCTGCAACAATATTACTAGCAGGGTTATTTTGAACACAGTTATAACTTGTTGTACCTGATGCGGCTCCCTCATCGTCCCAACAGAAATGATTTGTGGCACTTTCCAAATCAATTTGCTGTATCGTGTCAGAATTGCTCACTGTAACCGATGCGGCAGGGTTAGTATCTTCAGTTATTCCAGAACCAATAGTTACTCCGTTATACTGAGTTGAAAGTGAAATGGTTTTAGAAAAGCTTGTATTATCAGTATTTTGCGCTGTCGCTGTTGCTGTAGGCGTAGAGCTATTATAACCAGTAATTTCCCAAACATGGGTAACTGACCTACCACTGCCACCGTTACCAGTTATTTGCGTAGAACCAGAAGCAGAAGTAACTAAATAATAAATTGCTGATGTAAGTCCTGCCGCCCAAACACCGCCAGTTGGTGCAGTGTCCATTTTTGCAGCAAGAGTTGCGCTAACACCACCTACATTTACATAGGTATTACCACCCCCTGCAAGCTGACAGGTTACAACAACTAACTTTGACCCAGAACTTAGAGTAACGTTTCCTGTCGGAAAACCATTGCCAGTTGTTAGTGTGCGCCCTTTGTAGGTTGCAACAGGTGCAGTAGCTGAAACCCCATAGTATTCGTTAAAAGCATTTTGAGCGCCAGAACCCTTTGCAATCATATCACGAATATCAGCATCATTTATTGCAGCTTGAGAGGTGCTACTACCGCCTGCTTCGATATGAATTTGGTCTATTGTTATCTGCCCACTGCTAGGTAGAGGCATTTTTTAATTCCTCTATTTGCGCTTTTAATTCTTTTATTGCTTCAATTAATAAGCCATGAAGCTGATCATATTGCACTGTCTTAAACTCAACGTCATTATCTTCATTAAAAACTAAATTAGTGCTTTGAACAGCACTTGGCATAATGTTTTCAACTTCTTGAGCTATTACCCCTGCGCTTTGCTTGCCGTCATGATTATAAGTAAAAGTATAACCATTAATTTGCATTACTTTGTCTAAAGCATTTTCTATTTTGTTGATGTTGCCCTTCAACCTTTGGTCAGAAATAGTGGTAGAGTAACCAATAATATTTGCGTCAACGTGCAAGTCACCGCCATCGGTAAGCCTCATATCTTCGCCACTATTTGTGTAAAACCGCATACCTACGTCAGTATCGTAATGAATATAGTCGTTAGAATTTCCAGTATATACATCTGTATTACTGTTTATTCGCATATCGGTTTTTAGCGAAAACTCTAAATCGTAAGGGTCTGCGTCTGTTCCGTCAGAAGTGTCAGTCCAGTTAATATCAATACCGTGACCCTCAACAAACTTTACCTCTTTACCTTCAGTAATAGATACCTCTGTTCCGTCACCATCTTCCAACACGAAACTTTGCATTACGCTACCAGATGTATTTAAACTGCTCAATAAATCTAGCTCTGGGGCTGTTACAGAACTAGAAACACCATTTATTGTTACAGCCGTTAAATTTGGCGCGGTAGTTCCTGCGGTTCCATTAGCGGCATTTACTATAGTATCAAGTGCGGTATTAATTGTTGCACCCCACGTTCCCTCAGAACCACCTACAGTTGGTTTTGTTATCGTAATAGCCATTTTATTCTCCTATTTACGCAAAAGTAGCACGTTAGGCCACATCCGTCCATATTGTCGTTGGAACAACAGGTGTTATCCAACCCCTTATTTTAAAATCATTAAAGGTATAAGTATATGTTCCTGCATCTACACCAAAATACCGTTGAACAGTCATGTCTACATTTTGACCAGTATAAGTAAAAGTTCCTTTGCTAAATACTTCGCTAACACCTTTTAGCGCATCTTGGCCTGTTAATGTAAAAGTGCCTGTCTCAGCAGAAATGTTCATATCTTTTTTAAGATTAACACTTTGTCCAGTAAGCGTATAAGAACCGCTATCAAGCACCATACCAAAGCCAGTATCAAAAATTATATTTTGACCTGTTAAGCTAAACGCTCCAGTTTCAGCTATAATCCCAAAGCCATAATCCAAGCCAACATTGTGACCAGTTAAGGTAAATGACCCTGCGGTAAATGTAGACGGACGGCCTGCACTCAGGCCAACAGATTGACCACTTAGCGTAAATGTTCCATTTGGAAATACGTCAGTAATAAGCTTGGCTGTACCTTGCATAGAAAGCGTAAACGTACCGCTTGTGACTTGCATTGTGTGCGCTTCGTTAGCTGTTGGTGAGCCTAGCGCAGTTGTGCCTAATGGGGAAAAGCCTAACATTTACGGTTTTTCTCCTAAATCTGGTTCATCGCCTAATGGCTTAAATTCAACCCATTCTTGATTATCTTCGTCCCAACGAACAGGGTTTGTTTCGTGGTCATCTGGCATTGGCACTGGTGCTTCCCATATGCAGGTTTCCTCATTTAATTGCCACGAAGCAAAAGACGGTTTAACAGCAATAAACGCATCTTTGTCAGCATCGTAAATGCCGCCTATCATAGCATAGTTTTTTCTAAAATTTTTATTGTAACTTGTTTGCTTCCAGACAGTATCTTGCCCAAACATATCTTTTAAAAAAACAATACCAACAGCTTCGCTTTCGTTTCCGTCTGCGCCCACAATGTCGTTATTATCTACCACAACAATGTCAGTAACTTTATTTCCATCTAATCTAGCAAAATGTGCCATTTACTGAAACCTATATTGAATAATGACAATACCAGAGCCACCATTTTTAGAGCCTGCCGTACTCCAAGCAGAACCGCCACCACCGCCAGTATTAGTTCCACCGCCACTATGCTGCCAAGTATTAATCGCTCCACCGTTGCCGCCACCACCAGAACCGCCAGATGCAGGGCTTGGAGCATTATAAGACCAAGTAACGCCACCGCCCCCACCACCTCTATATGCGCCAAAATGATAAGAGCCAGAACCGCCATTACCGCCATGATGGGTTGCTCTTGCGTGACCGTTTTGACCTGTGCCTCCTGCACCACCACCGCCACCGCCTGCTAGTCTAGAACCAGAGCCACCGTTATGGCCTTGACCACTTATACCGCTACCGCCTGCGTAGGTTGTTGTTACAGATGTCGCAAACCCTCCACCACCGCCAGAGCCACCGCTCCCTGCAGGGGCATAAGGATATGTTCCGTACCAGTTTTCAGTAGCCGCACCGCCACCGCCACCAGTTGATGTATAGCCATAAAATGAACTATTCCCACCGTTTCCACCTGATGCTGTGTTGTAGTTACCGTATCGCCCTGCTCCTCCACCGCCTACACCGACATAATGGTTTCCTGTTCCTATACCAAAAGAAAGGTATCTATAGCCCCCTGCGCCTGCACCACCGATGCCAGTTCCACCGCCACCGCCTGCGATAATAAGAGCCGTTACGCTATTAGACCCTGCACTATTCCCAGAATTTGTTACATTAAAATAACCAGAACTATAAAAGTAATGCGTTCTATAATTACCGCTTTGAGAAACACTGCCGCCAGAAGCATAAACATATGAAGGTGCGCTAGTGCCATAGAATTGGCTCATGCTTATTGTTCCGCTTGAGGGTATTCCGCTATGACCTAAATAATATTCGCTTAAACTGTGTGGTGTAGAGCCACCAAATTCAGATGCAATGTTTGCTAGTGATATTGCTCCACTGCTTTGTAACGTCATATTTAGCCCTCAAGTATTGCTCTTAGTCGCTCTATTTCATCTTGCTGTTCTTTTATCGCTTCGATTAGCAAGCCAACCATGTTGCCGTAATCTACTGCCTTGCTTGACGTTGTTTCGCCTGTTGTTGGGTTTGTATCTTCAATATCCATAACCACTTCTGGCAAAACTTTTTCAAGTTCTTGGGCAATAACACCTGTTCTGGCACGATCTGTTTCTATTTCTTTGTAGTAAACACCACGCATTTGTTTAATTTTATCAATAGGATTATCTATTGTAACAATATCTTTTTTAAATTTAATATCTGAGTAAGCCGTTACGTTGCCAGTATATGTTACGTTACCACTACTGTCTAAATACATAGTGTTAGTGCCGCCACTGTTTCTATGGTGGAAAGCTGAGTAATATTGCATATACCATGAGTTCGAATGGTATTGCAGTTTACCATGACTTTCACCAGACCAAGTATTTGAGCCTGACCTTATATCGCTTGTGCCGCCACTTAGCGTTACCGCGCCATTCCCACCAGAAAATGTAATGGCACTAGAAGCAGTATCAGCCGCATCAGCCCTTAAAAATGAACCACTGTCTAAACCATCAAGAACGTCAGCATCTAAGCCAGAACCCGAACCGTCTACTGTTTTAATTGCAGTCAAGATTTCACTAGCTGTCTGGTCAGCCGTTGCTGAAGCTTCAATACCATTGAGCTTTGTATGGTCAGCATCGGTAAACACATTGCTGTCTGTAGCACTTTCCACAAGCGTTCTTATTTCAGCCGCAGTTTGATCAGCCGTTGCGCTTGCTTCTATGCCATCCAATTTAGTCCCGTCAGATGCAACATTTCTACCATCTACATTGCCACTAACAACAATATTTCCAGTAACATCTAAACCGCCAGAAGTCGCCTCAGCCTTTGTAGCCCCTGCTAACTGAAGCCTTTTAAAATCATCAGCAATAACAGTAATAGAAACTTTTGCACTGCCACTGAGAGATAACGCACTACCGCCACCGCTACTTTCGCTTGGGGAACGTGTTAAAGTTGTACCACTAGCAGTATAGGTTCCTGTTCCTATTTCCCAATTAGAGCCATCTTCTATGACATATTGAACAACATCGCTATTTGCTACGCCTGCATCAGCAAAGCTTTGAAAGCCTGTTTCCGCACTTCCCAGTGTAATGGTTCCTGCACCAGTTGTGCTAGTTCCCATCTTGGCTCTATTAAATAATTTCGCCATGATGTACTCCTATTATGTAAGCGTTAAGATACCGTTTGTGCCAATGTCGATAGTAAAAGTATCACCGTCATTAAGTGTTAAGTTTGAACCATAATCGTAATAACCAACGATAGGGTCAGCAGGGGATGTTGGCGTATCGTTATAAATAATAACATATCTGAAAGCCGCCACCGAACCGCCTGATGCTGTAAGCACTTTATCATCAGCAGATAATTTATAAGTGCCGCCTGTTTGGGTACTTGTTACGTTTGCTAATGTTCTATCAGAAAGGTTTGTATAACTGATTTGCGTTGCGTTTGCCAAAACACCATTGCCGTCTGTTACGATGCTTGTTCCAGATGTGGGATCAGTAGCACACAATGCAACTTTAAACGTGTCAGCGTTCATGTCCATCGCGTTAGCTAGGTTGACCACAAAGTCATTAACTTTAGTAAAACTTGCCATTATGCATAACTCCTAATTTTAATTCTACGACCAGAACCTGACGATCTAGCACGTTCACCTTCCAGATTTATAGCAGAAACCGCTGACTGATACAACGCTCCCCAAACCTGAACTCTTTGATCTTCCTGTAGGTATGGCGCACTGTGCAGTAAGCTGCCATATAAAATTGCATCTGGGTAATATTGTAAGACCCAGTTCGATTGCAAGGAAGCACTCATATTTGGAATTGTTTCATAATAAACCAACTCCAAAACATAGTCAGTATCTGGTGTGGGAAATACTTCGAAAGCTTGATCCGTTATGGTATAAAATTGTGGTCTACCTTTCGTATCACTATTATTTTGTCGTAACTTAGAGATTTCCATCGGCCCAACTAATTCTAAAATATGGCTTTCATTAGCTGGAATAGTTATTCGAATTGGCTCTGCAAAATTTAAGGGTAAGGCTGTGTACTGACTATCCACTGTCGCAATCACTCTATCTTCCATGCGCCAATGCCTTGCATCACGATTAAGTTGAGTTTCAGCTAATGTGATGAAATCTGGTATCTGGGCTGTTAAGTCATCACGGTTCAGGAAGTCTGCTACTGAAGCTTTCAGTTCGTCGTAAGTTGTAAGAGCCATTTATTCGTCCCCTTGCATTGCTTGCTGTGAAACCATCAGAGCTACTACCCATGTTGGGGCATTCATCTTTTTGGCTTGCTTAATCAATTCGTTGGTTACTTTACCCGCTGATAACACTTTTTGAGCAAACTGATAAGCCCTATCACGCCCTTGAGTTTTTTCGACTTCAAGAAATGTGTTAACTGTATCCACATTTACTGGCTCTACTTTCTGTACAGCTTTAGCAGTGCTTCCTTCGTATACTTTGTAATCAGGGCTACTCATAAGTAGACCGCCACCAGTACCTTTTAATCTTTGACCTTCAGATAAGTCACTCATTAATAGGTTTGCTGGGATGCCTTTGCTTGGGTTAGAGTTTGCACCTTCCTCTATTGTACGTCCAAGTAAACTCATAGACGGTCCCACTTTACCTACACCAGTATCGTAAGTTTTGTGCATTTCTGGGGTTGTTTCGATTAATCCTCTTTCGATGTCGGGCCTGAATAAACGATAACCCATTGTTCCCCAATCCATACCTAATTGTGCGCTATCAGCTACAGCTAGTCGGGCATCTTGCACTTTCGGCATACCTAACTTAAACAAGTTTGCTTTATCCAAACCTTTTAAAAAGTATGCCCGTTGGGTTCCTGTTGGGAGTGATGCCATATATTCAAATAT